GATCTGCTAGTAAAGGAAAAAACTTTATTAATAGCTTAGAGAATTTAGATTTAGCTAAAGCACCAAGTGGATCTGTTAAAGGATCAGCTAAGTTTATTGAGGATCTTAAGAATATGAATCTTGCAATTAAAGAGAGCCAAAAAAATTCACACGTTGAAAAAGCTCCTGCAGGATCAAAAGAAAAGCCTAAAAAGTTTATAGAAAAAGAAGAGAGAGCTAATTTAGCAGATGCTCACGGAAATTCAAATAAAAATGGTAAAAGATTTGCAGAAGCAGATTCTGTAGCAGCCTTTGCTTCTACCCCAGGGAGAACAAAAAAAAAGTAATCACGAAGAAAATAATTGAGTCTGTTGGCCAAAAATCTGAAGAGGGTATTGGTAACAGACTCAATTTTGTTTTAGACGATTTGAAAGTCTGTCTAGGAAAGATCAAGGAATTGGAAACTTCTAGCGAAGAAAACGGTAAGATAGGTATAGAAACAATTAGAAATTCGAGGAAAAATTTGGAACAATTAAGATTAAATTTAGAAGATCAAATAGAAAAACTCCAAAATAACAGCCACGAAGAACTATGATATATGTAAAAAACAAAGAGCTTAAAAGAGCCTTACAGGAAAGTAAAGAAGGGGGAAAACTTACTTCTGAAACGGTCCAAATGTTTACCTTAATAGTAAACGGAATGTCTAAGACACATTCATACAGAGATTACGAAGATCGAGAAGATTGTATTTCTGCAGGATTAGAAGATTTAATAAAATACTGGAACAGATACGATTCAGCAAAATCTGATAACCCTTTTGCATTTATTTCTCAAATAGCACATAACGGAATGAAAAAGGGGTGGAAAAAAATCCATCCGCCTAAAGCTCCTAAGACTATACCATTTTCAAGAATAGTAAGAGAAGAAAATTCCAATTATAATATATAATTGTGAATGGATATCAAAAAACTCAAACCAAACGGTAAATGGAAGTCGGGTAAATACTACCCTACCAATCCAGAAAAGTATATTGGCGATATCCATAATATAATTTATAGAAGCTCCTGGGAACAAAGATTTTGTCAATATTGTGATATTAATCCCAATATAACTAAATGGAGTTCAGAACCTACTGCTATTCCTTATTGGAGCCCAATTGATCACAAGGAACACAAATACTTCGTTGATTATTATATTCAAGTCACTAAAGGAGACAAGGTAGAAAACTGGATCATCGAGATAAAACCAGAGGATCAATATGCTTTACATATGAGACCTAAAGAACCTATAGGAAATCTAACAGAGAAGAAAATAAGAAGTTATAATGAAAGGCTCAAAACTTGGATCACAAACAGATGTAAGTTTGAAGCAGCCACAAGATTTGCAGAATCTAGAGGTTATAAGTTTGGAGCTATAAACGAAACATTTATAATGCGATGAAACCTTTTAAAACACAATTCGAAGATTATAAATTATCTATCTCTGGACTTTCATCATTAGCCGAGAATTCTTTTATGCACTGGTTTAAAACATTTGTTAACACCAAAAGCGAATTTAACCCGTATAGTTTCTTACAAGGTAAAGTTTATTCTTTTGAATATAATGATCAATTAAAGAAAAACAAAAAATACATTAACAAAAGACCTATAGTATTCTTTACTGGTTTCAAAAGCTATGAAGATAAATCAGTATTTTATGGTATAGATCTAATATTATTATCGCCACAATTTAGAATCCCGTTCTTTACTAGGGTACAGAGTGTTTATAAAGACATCATAGAAAAGAATCAAGAAAAACTTGATAAGGGTGAACTTAAATCTCAGGTTCAATTAAAAACAGATTATGAAACCTTGGATATAATACTTAAAGGTATTAATTTCAAGCATGCTTATAGAGCATGGGATTTAAAAAAAGTTCGTGATGTTGTGGAAATTCCCTACAACGATTGGACTAGAATAGTATATCTCGATACTAGGTCAATTGAAGGGACCCCGCTAAATGAGATATATAAGAAAAATTTACAGATCTAATGGCTGGATTTACAGACGATAAAAAAACATTCTTTAGTGCTATTATAGATAGTGTTAAAAAAGTAGGCAGCTTCGGTATGTCTTACGAGGATCTAGTGATTAAAAACTCACAAGCAGTAGGAGTAAGTGAAGCACAGTTCTTACAAAAAGGAGGAATTAAAGATGAAGCTTTTCTGTTTGGATTAAGAAGAGCAGACACTACAACTAAACAGTATATAGCTTATTTTGATAAAGATTATAAAAACAAGAGACATTATTTACAGGGGTTTTCACAAAATCCCGAGATTGAATTTATTTTAGATACTATTTGTGATGAAGCAATAGTTTATGACGAAAGAAACTTCTGGGCTTATTTTTCGTTTATGCAGCACGATGATGTTAATGAAGAGACATACGAAAAAGTACAAAAAAGATATAAAGAAGTTTATAATCTTTTTGGATTTAACCAAGATATTTTAGCTTGGCATTTATTTAGAAAATTTTTATCAGATGGTATATTATCATTCGAAATAGTTTTTGATAAGAAAGGTAAAAATATAGTAGGTTTTAAGGAATTAGATCCTGCTTCTCTTGTACCAACAGTAGAAGCACAACCAGATGGATCATTTATAGATATATGGATACAATATCCAGATAACCCCTCTTTAACTAGAAAGCTTTATGATTCACAAATAATCTATATAAGTTATGCTAAAGGTGGTGGTACATCAGGTAGAGTAAGTTATACAGAAAGATTAATTAGATCATTTAATCTTTTAAGAATTATGGAACACACCAGAATTATCTGGAACGTAATGAATTCATCATATCGTATGGCAATGACAGTTCCAATTGGAACTAAATCACCACAAAAAGCTAAACAGACTCTCGGAGAGTTAATGTCAATATACAAAGAAGATATTAGATTAAATACCGATAGTGGAGAATTATCAGTAGACGGTAAGCCTAAAATACAATTCTTTAAGAATTATCTAATGCCTTCATCTCCTAATGGAACACCTGATATTCAACCTTTAGCTGGAGCAGGAGATGCTACTGCATTCTCAGATACCACAGTTCTTAAATATTTTGCAAATAAATTAAGAATGGACTCAAAGATCCCTGCTACAAGATTTGGTAGAGAGGAATCAGGATCTGAAGGTACAATTACATTTACTGCAGAAGGATTAGATCAGGAAGAAATTAGATTTGGTAAATTCATAAATAGACTAAGATCAATATACCAAGAGATCTTAATGAAGCCATTATGGGTTCAATTCTGTTTAGATTTTCCTAATCTTAAAAGTGATTACATTTTAAAATCAGAATTTGGTCTAGACTATGTTAAAGAGAACATGTTTAGAGAAGCCAAAGATATGGAGGTAATGGCAGCAAGAAAGGATCAAGTTATAAAAATATCAGGTCTATTAAATTCAGAGGGTAAGAAATACTTCAGTATGGATTTTTTAGTTGATAGATTTTTAGGAATGAATAATCAAGATATTATTGATAATAAAAAAGCTAAAGAAGAAGCTGCTGAGAAGAAGAAAGAAGCTGAAGGAGCAACTGGTGAAGCTGGAGGAGAAACACCAGCTGAGGGAGAAACACCAGCTGAGGGTGGGGATGAATTTACACTATAAAAAAATATATGGCAGGATTTCTAGATAATATTGGAAAATTTAATCCTAATATCTCAAGGATATTAAAATCAATCAGCGGTTTAGGATCTTTTGGTATGGAATACAAAGACATGGTAATTGAAGATTCCATGGCAATTGGTATTTCAGAAGCTAACATGAGAGAAAGATTTGGGTTCACTGGAGATGACGAAGATTTTATTTATAGTATAGCTGCCCAAGACACGACTAATAAAAAATATATTGCTTACTTTGATAAAGATTACCCAGTTAAGAGAGATTTTCTTAGAACCTTTGCTTTAAATGCTGAAATAGAATACATCTTAGACACTATCTGTGATGAAGGTGTAGTATACGATGAAAAGAATTTTTTCTGTCATCCTGCAACTATTAATATGGAATTGAAAGATGATGTGTTAAAATCTTTAAGAAATAATTTCAGAAAGCTTTATGTGTTACACAATTTCTGTAATGGAATAACTGGATGGCAATATTTTAGACAATTAATAGTTGAAGGATTTTTAGCATTTGAAATTATTTACTCAAGTGACGGAAAAGAAATTGTAGGGTTTAAAGAATTAGATGCAGTGAGTCTCACCCCTGCGGTAGAGAAAAAAGCAGATGGTACAAGAGAAACTATATGGTGGCAGTACTACGGGGAAACGACTAGACAAAGAAGATTATTAGATGCACAGGTGATTTATATCTCATACTCTAAATCTAATTCAGTTTCTAGAATATCATATACGGAAAGATTAATCAGATCTTTTAATTTACTTAAGATTATGGAGCATTCGCGAATTATATGGAATGTAATGAATGCTCAATACAGAATTAAAATGACAGTTCCTATTGGAAGTAAAGCACCACAAAAAGCCAAAGAGACCCTAGGTGAACTTATGTCAGTTTATAAAGAAGATATTAAACTTGATACTACATCCGGAGAATTATCAATTAACGGTAGACCTGATTTACAATTTTATAAAAATTACCTTTTTCCTCAAAGTGGAGGAGAATCAGTAAAAGTTGAAACTATTAATGGTCAGGGTCCCAACTTAAATGTTATGGATTCGGTAGTTTATTTTTATAATAAATTAAGACAAGATTCAAAAATACCATATAATAGATTTTCTGCAAGATTTGGGGTTGGTAGTAGTAACACATTTAAAACCGCTGCGGATGGTGCGGAAAGAGATGAAGTTAGATTTGCTAAGTTTATAACAAGACTAAGATCTATATTTCAAGAGATCATGGTGAAGCCATTATGGATTCAAATGTGTCTAGAATTTCCGCACCTTAAAGACGATGCAGAATTTAGAAGCCAAATAGGTGTAAAATTCGAAAGCGATAACATGTATGGAGAATCTAGAGAGATTGAGCAACTAATCAAAAAAGTTGATTTTGTTTCTTCATTAGGAGAAGTTAAAGAAACAATAAACGATGAAGAAGTACAATACTTTAATCAAGATTATTTAATAGAAAGGTGGTTAGATTTATCACATGATGATATTAAAATGAATAAGTTTTATATCAAAAAAGCAGAAGAAGAAAGTCAGAAAAAAGCAACTACACCAGAAGAAACAGAAGGAGAATCCACTACAGAGCCAGAATCTACTACAAAGCCAGAAGGTGATACAGGAACAGAATCTACTCCAGAACCAGAAGTTGATACAACCACAGAAGAAGAAATTTAAGAAACTTAGTATTTTGTAACGAGTATAATAATAGAAATCATTTTTATTATCTAGAATGAATTTTTACTTTTGTATAAAATACACCAAATGCAAAAAGAGCTTAAAATTTTACTAAAAATTGAATCATCGACGGGAAATGGTTCGCAAAAAATCAAGCAGGAACTGATAAAAAATAATTATTCAAAAGAATTAGAATATCTTCTTAAAGTAGCATTAGATCCCTTTCTCACAACTAAATTAAATAAATTAGAAGTACTAAACGAATCTCCATACTTAGTTCTCCCAGAACATAATATATTTGAAAGATTTAAAGATTTAACGGGAAGACTTTTTTTAGCTCCCGCTGCAAATGATAAATTTAGAGAGGAAGCTTTTGAATTAGTTAATTGTTTTCCTCTTTCATTAGAGGAAAAAAAAATACTAACTAAGGTACTAACTAAAAAATTAAATATCGGAATAGGTGCTAAACTTATTAATAAGTCTTTCGGTAAAGAAGTTATACCAGATCCTAGTCTAATGCTAGCACAAGACGACGAAGACGAAATAAAAAAATGGAGTCACATAGTATGTGAAGAAAAATATGATGGAGTACGCGTTATTGCATTTGTTTCTGGTAATGAAGTGAAATTTTATACTAGAGCATTTAACGAAATACCGAACCAATATTTAGAGAAAATAGGAAATGAATGTCTGAATTTAATTAAAAATTCCGGACTACCAGGAGATTGGTTCTTTGATGGTGAATTAACGGATCTAAACAGAAAGAGTGTCTCGGGAAAGGTCACACAAATGCTAAAGGGTAAACCTTCGAATTCCATAGGTGATGATTTAATTTATAATGTATTTGATTTAGAAGACGCGGATACTCTTAAAATAGGAAAAGGAATCGTTCCTTTTAACATTAGAAGATTTACATTAGAAGGTGTTTTTAGCTCGTATAAGACGACTTCACTTACACTTGCAGATTCTTTCTTGACTACAGAAAAAGAAGACATATACGCTTATTATAAGAAAATTGTAGATAATGGGGGTGAGGGCGTTATTCTTAAAAATCCTGAACACGTTTACGAATGCAAAAGATCTAAGAACTGGATTAAACTAAAAGAAGTAAACGAATGCGATCTTGTAATAACTGGTTGGTATCCAGGAGAAGGAAAAAGAGAAGGGTTTATTGGTGGATTCTTTTGTGAAGATTCATCTGGAACACTTAAGGTAAAAGTTGGTTCAGGATTTACAGATCAAGATTTAAAAGAATTAAGTGAAGATCCAGATTCACATATAAACAAAGTGTGTTCTGTCTTATATAATGTTATAATTAATGATAAACACAATAACTGGTCGTTATTTTTGCCCAGATTTGTAGAGATTAGACACGATAAAGATAATGCAGACGATTTAAAAGAAAAATGTAAATAAATGATACAAGAATTATTAACAGAAAAATTAAGACCAAAGGAACTAAAACATATGATCCTTCCCGAAAGAATAAAAAGTTCTTTTGAGCACGGATTACAACAGAACGTACTATTAGCTGGATCTCCAGGTTCAGGAAAGACAAGTATGGCTAAGATATTAATAAAAGGGCATCCTTATATTTTTATAAATGTATCTGATGAAAGTTCAGTAGAAACAATTAGAACTAAGGTACATGATTTCTGTTCTACCGTTTCAATACTTGACGGAGAAAATCACATAAAGATTGTTGTACTAGATGAGTTTGACGGTGCATCAGATCAGTTCTATAAGGCTTTAAGAGGTACAATTGAGAAATATGCTAAGACAACAAGATTTGTCGCTACGTGTAACTATTTAAGCAAAATACCGGACGCTATAAAATCGAGATTTGAAGTCTATGATTTTGATCCAATATCTAAAGAAGAAGAGAACGAGATTCAGACTCAATGGCAAGAAAGAATTTCTAAGATTCTTAATCTTATGGAAATAACTCATAATGATAGAACATTAGAGCTATTTACCAAAAAATACTTTCCGGATATGAGATCCGCTTTAAATACTATACAAAGATGGAATATTGACGGGGTAACTGATCTTACTGAACAGAAAATTAACGAAGCATTGTTTGATCACGAGGATCTTTTTAATTTAATTATGAGTTCACCTGATCCTATAAAGAATTATCAATACATAGTAGGACATTATTCAGGAAAAGTTGATGAAGCTATGGCTTCTTTAGATTCCGAATTTATAAATTGGCTTTCGGAAAAGCACCCAGGTAAATTAAATCTAATACCAAATATAATAATTCTTAGTGCTAAGCATCAAGCAGAAAGAAGCCAAGTTATAGATCCTATTACGAGTCTTTTAGCATTAGTTTTTAATCTACAGGCAGTAATGAACAAATGATTAGTATACTACTCATTGTTATATATTTTTCCTCTTAATGAGTAGTATGCTACACAAAAATACATAATATGAATGGAAAAATTATAATAGTTGGTCCAGGTGGATCTGGAAAGGATTTTCTAAGAAAGAAAATGGTCGAAAGAGGATTTGAATATGGAGTATCTTTTACTAGCAGACCCCCAAGAGAAGGAGAGAAAGAAGGAATTGACTATTACTATAGGGATATTAATTTTTTTGAAGCCAATGAAGACATATTTCTAGAAATACAGGAATTTAATGAATGGAAATATGGTATTTCTAAAGGTGAGTTTTCAATAAAAAATCTTTTCATTTTAAGTCCAGCAGGTCTTAAAAGCCTACCTAAGAATTTTAGAGATGATTCTTTTGTTATCTATTTGAATCCTCCAGAGGATACAAGAGTCAAAAGATTGGAAGAAAGAAATGATGCAGATGATGTCGAAAGAAGATTAATTGCGGACCAGAAGGATTTTTTTGAATTTTCAGACTATGATATAATGATAACGAATGAAGATTTCTAATCTGCATATTCCCAAAGAAATCCCCCTATTCTTTTCACCTCGCCTTTACAGCATCTACATATATTTGAAGGGCTAAACCCTAAATCTCTTTTTATATCCTGGAAAGAATACCATATTTTAATAATAGATCCATCTAAAGATTTTTGATAAACTTTTCTAGCTCTAGGATTATTTTTCCCAGTTTTTCTTTTCATGTGGTGATCATTACCCCTTTTAGCAGAATTTGACATCTTTAATTTAGTAGAATCTGAATGTGAAGGCATTTTAAATCCACTCTTTAAGTGACCCTGCAATTTGTCCGTATTGTTTTTATAATTCCATTGGAATCCTCCAGCAGTTTTATATCTACCAGTTAAAGCAGACGAAATGTTCTGTTTTATAACTCCTGTCTTTTCTGATGCCTCCTTTACTGAATTATACTCATTAATCACTATATCATCTTTTAATTGTATAACAGGTTTACTAAGTATTTTTTTCCATGAATCGTCGTGTCTAAAATTTCTTTTCCTTTGCAAATCATACTCTGTATCAATTCTTCCAGAAGTTCCGTCTCCTCCATCTGTCATATTAGTAAGGGGTCCTGATTCTATATTTTTTCTTCCTATTTTTTTTATATAAGCTATTTCATTATTAAATGCTTCTTTTTCTGATAAATTAATATCCAATTTCATAATTATTGGATAAAAACCATCATTTATAATAGATTTTATTTTAGATACTTTAAGACATTTTTTCTTATCTTTTATACCGTTATTACATCTATTTTTTTTACCTTTTCCAATATAAAACGGTTCATAACCGAACTTCAAATCATCATAGCAAAATATTCCGATTTTTCTAGGATCTAAATAAACATATACATAAAAATCTTCCATCCGAAACATTATTAATTTATATATCTATAATTATGAAAAAAGTAGTTCCATATGAAAAATAAAGGAGTAACAGTGTGTTTAGATGGTAACTATTTATTCCATAAAACATTTGGGGTTTTTTCTGGATTTGGGAGTAAAAATCCAGGGGATGTTTTATCTTCTGAGGCTGAAAGAAATATGTTTATAAGAAAGGTAATAACTGATTTGTGTTATTCATTAAATCAAATACCTAATATAAATAGAATAGTGTTTTGTAAAGACTCTAGATCTTGGAGAAAAGATTACAAAATAACACGAAGTGTATATAAAGAAAGCAGAATAAAGAGTGAAGGAGTTGACTGGGGATCTTTCTTTAAACTCATGGACGAATTTGGCGATTATCTAGAGGAAAGCGGATTTATTTATAGTTCATACAAAGGAGCAGAAGGAGATGATTTAATTTGGGCTTGGTGTGATTATTTAAAAGATTCGGAAGATTGTGTTGTTGTAATAAGTGGTGACAAGGATATGCACCAACTTGTTGATTATAACGGCAAACGATGGACTGGTATTTGGAATACAAATTCGAAGAATAATAAATTGATAGTGTCTCAAGATTGGTCTATTAGTAAAGTTGAAGAACCTACTATCTTCAATGTGACTCCAGCTTTAGGATCTAATGACGACAAATTTGATAGATTAATATCCTCATGTATTGTTGAAAAAATTGATGTGAAAGAATACGTCTTTAAAAAAATCCTTATGGGGGATAAAAAAGATGATGTTCCTGGGGTTTTTCCTCACAAAACAAAAAATGGTAAGAATTCTAATATAGCAGAAGGAAAAGCCCAAAAAATATGGGATTTTTATATAGAAACTGAATGGGCTAAATTCACACTAGAAGAAATCTGGGATAATGAAGATTTTCTTAGTTGGATATCTGGATTGGCTTTAAGACTAATATCACAGACAGACAACAAAGAAAATAGGGAGCAATTTAAAAAATTCTATGAGGAGAATGCTAGATTAGTTTGGTTAAATAGTAAATCATTACCCCACAATATAGTCGAAGGTTTAAGATCCCATGTACAAGAATTAGACGCAAAAGAAAAATCTCAGGTTAAGATTGATAAAAAAGAAATGATTGATAATTCGCCATGGGCTAAAGAGTCAACACCACCTAGGGGATTTAATCCATTTGATTTATTTAAGTGATATGACAAATCCATTTGACATAATTAAAGCTTTTCATTCTAAGAACTGGGATAAAATTTCGGACAGAGATAAAGCTAGAAATCTATTTATGATAAACAGGATATGCTCTATTGCATATCCTTTACAAGCTAATTCTTTTAATCATATAAAAATAAATCCCTCAAAGGTTGTTGATTTTTGGAAGGTCTTTATCACACACAAACATAAAACTACACCCTCTTGGATTTGGACAAAGACTCTTAAGAAAGAGAAAGAAAAATCTGAAAATAAATACAAAGAAGAAATCATAAATTTCATTAAAGAAAAAAATGAAATTTCTAATAGAGAGGTAAAAGAATTAATTGAATTTTTTCCTAATAAATTTAAGGACTACTATAAAGAAGTAGAAATGCTTCTTAGATAATATTGATATTCTTCATCTGGATATATAACGTAAACAAAATAGTCCAGAATGAAGGAACTTAATCAAATCACGATAAAACAACTACTAGCTTCTAATACAATAGGGGCTAATAATTCTGTCACTAATGCTAATTTTTTACAATTACAAGAGGGATTACTTCTCTTAAATTCAGCATTTGGTATTTCTATACAGAATAAGACATTAAATTTTCCAACAGGAAAAATTAATACAGGTGAATTAAAAGCAAACACAGTAAAATTACCTATTAATGGAAATTCGTCTATAGAGTTAAATGGAGGAAATGGGAATATTTTATCCAGAGGATTAAGTACAACTGTTGATGCCTTTATTGGAGGTAATTTAATAGTAGGAGATAGTAATGATGGCGGAAGATTAAAATTAATTCTAGATAGAACTTTTATAGATGAAACAATTAAACCAGGATTACCTGGCCAAGTTAGATTTATAGGAGATGATTACGAAGTTTATTTAGATTACGGGGAGGTAAGAGCATCTTTCTCTTTTAATGTTGGTTCTACTGGTGTAAACGGACAAACAATAGCAGTTTTATATAACGGAGCAACAGCTGGTCAAACTGCTTGGAATACGAATAATGTTCTAACAGCAGAAAATTTAGTTAATTCAATTCTTACTAATCC